TCTTCATTCTTTTTTTTAGCCCTCATCATTTTAAAATCATGAGCATCAATTTTACCATTTTTATTATGGTCTAACTTTTTCTGTCCACCAACTAAAGCTTCATTTTTATCTTTTTCCCAAGGTGCTTTTTTCAGGGTAACAGTTTCTTTACCTTTAACTTTTAGCCCTGCTAAAGCTTGTTTCATTTGCTTAGCTGTGAGTTTCTTTTCTTCGAGTTCAACTTCTTCATTTGTCCCGTGTGCGCCTAGATGTGAATGGTAATCTTTAGCTGACTGGTGTAAAGCACTCAATTTGTTTTGCATCCATTCTGGAAATTCTTTTCCATTATCAATATGCATACCGATTTCTCTTGCTACATATTGAATGAACTCAGCTTGTTTTTTAGCCATTGAAGCTTCATCAGGAGATGCTGGACTATCATCATATGACTCAGTTGCTGGTACACGAGCTTTCCCTGTTAGTTTACGGACAGCATCTGCCGTTCCTATACGACGGCGAACGAGTTTAGCAATACCTTTTTGGCGTTGCTTTTCATAACCTTTTTTAACATCAGGAGATGCACCCATTTGACCCATGCTTCCTGTAGCAATTTGATCGCCTGCGTGTGCTGTATCAACTTGAGCTTTTTTGATATAACGACCTGCTAGATCTTTTGAAATCTCGTCGATTTGCTCTGCTTCTTCATTTTTACCTTTATAGGCTAAACGCTTAGCAGCCATGTCTGAGCCTTTTAAGCGTTTGCGGAGGGTTTCGCGAGCATCGTCGTATGCTTTCTTCTTTTCAGGCTTACGAGCTTTTTCTGTATCAATCATCGTATTCATGGATTTTTTCTGAGCATCATAAGATTTACTATAATAACGCTGGGCCATATCTTTTGAGATCTCGTCGATTTGCTCTGCTGACTCGTTATGTGAGTTAGCTTTTACAGATGCGGCATGTGCATCTCTGCTTTTGCTGAGGTTACTAGAGAGCGTGATATTCTTACCTCTCTCTTGTTTACTATGTATACTACTCATGCGCATTTCTGCTTTGTCGTGTGCTTTTGCAGCTGCCATATGAAGATCTGCGGCATCAAAGTTGCGTGCTTTTTCATGTTTTTCGGCTTGATCATAATGGTGGCGTGCGGCGTCTGCGTGAGCTTCAGCACGATCATAAGCATCGCCTTTACCATATGCTGCTCTTTCATAACTACCTTCTTCAAGCTCTACTGACTCGTATTGATATGGAGCTTTTTTGCCAGTCATTGAATTGCGAGCTGGATTTCGATCAGTAAGATCGTTTCCGCCATAGCGTTTATGAACTGAACCAATACCTTTATGGCGTTTTCTTAAACGTTCTTTATTTGCGTCAGCGCCTTTTTGCGTCGCTGAACCAAATGGACCAACGTGTTGTTTGTCTTGAGCGCGCTTATATTGTGGCATAGCTTTTTTAATATAACGACCTGCCATGTCTTTTGAAATCTCGTCGATTTGCTCTGCGTCTTCGTCTAGTTCTGCTGACTCCCGTTGTGTACCTGTTAAAGTAATGTCCCCAGATGTTTGAGCATATGCTTTGTCGTAATTTGCATCACCGTCTTGATCAGCCAATCTAGGCTTTCTTTCGACAGTGCCTTTAAATATAGCATCAGAGCCTTGAACCGGATAATCGAATTTCTGAATGGTATGCTGGTCCTTAAAGGCTTTTTCTTCCCCAGCCTTTGGCTGTGCAACCTCAGAAAACAATTTTTTAAAAGTTTTCATAACTTTTCTCCTATTAAATTCATTTTATTATATTTATAATTATGTTTCTTCGTCAGGTCCCGGATCAGGATTCTCTGCCGCTTCTTGAGCGATTTGTTCTTTCATCTCTTTTGCTTCATCTTCACCCAGCATTAGAATATTTTTAATTACCCATTCTCTTGAATAGTAAACACCAACGTGATCTTCAACGTCGCGAAGTGTTTGCATTCTTTCGCGTAAGATTTCAGCTTCCTTTAATTCTTCAAAGTAATTGTCACGAACAAAATCGTAACGAATATCACCTTTAATAGTTTTAAACTCTTCAGGAGTCATAATACCTTTAAGAATTAATTGCTTTTCTAATACAATTGTAAATAGATTTGAAAACCTTGCTCTCATTCTATCAATGAATTTGCTGAATTTTAATTCATCGCGAGTAATTTCTGTGCTACGGCCAAAGGCATTCATATTTTCTGGTTCTAGTCTTGTAATAGGAACCTTAAGTGCTTTATATAACTTACGTTGGAAGTATGACATATTCTCATCAGTGGATAATGCTGAAGAAGCGCCGCCTGCTAAAGTGTCAACTTCTGTAGATCTTTCACCGCCGCGACGCGGGAACCAAAAATCTTCTGTCATTGTCATCATTTTACGAGCATCGCTGATTTCACCAGTAGAAGCATTATATTGTAACTTATTCTTATGGCGAGTCATCATGTCTCTTAGGTATTGTTCCGCTTTTGACTTTGGAAGGTTACCAACATCGATATAAAAAACTCTTCTTTCAGGAGCTCTAGTAAGAGTGTAAATGACTGTTGCATCTTCTAACATCTTTAACTGATTGAGAGGTTTAATTGCAGGATGTAAATGTGATAAAACAAGAGAATTGTTTTCGTTCATTAATCCCGAAGTAACTCGAGCTACGGAGTCTTTAGCAATTCTGTAACCTTGAGCACCAGTACCGCCTGCAGCGTTTAGTGTACTGTTACCAAACCCGTTTTCTGAATACATATAGTATTCGTTTTTAACTTTTTTCAGAGGAATTCCAGAATGTTCATCTCTAGTCTTTTTATCAATTTCTCTAATCAATTTAAGTTTACGAGGATCAACATACCTTAATTCTGTAATACCTTTTTTGAGATCTTTTTCATCAATCATAATGTGGTAGTTAATTCTACCATCGATATAGAATTTACTGAAAATATCATATGCTTGAGATGAAAAATCAAACAACGCTATTACGTTTTCAAATTCTTCAGTAACTTTTTCTTTGACTTTGTCTGGTAAATCTGTTTCGTCTAATAATATTTCTACGATTTTATTTTCTGTATTGATACTAATTGCTTCGTTAACAATTTCATCAATTGCCTGAGTAACCTCAGGGTTCATTGACATGCTACGATATTTAGTAACCAATTCAGACTCTGTTTTAGCAGAGCCTTCTAAATCGAGCATAGTTCCATAAAAACCGCCAAGGGCATTACCTACAGTAATAGCACCGTCGTCGTTGGAAGGTTCGACAAAAGAGACTGGTTCTACACCAGCCTCCTCGTCGGCTCTAGTTATTTCAAATCCAAAAATCTTCACAGGGTTATCCCTTCATAATATATTAAGTGGTTGGAATACCGGTTACACCCTCAACTCTCCATAAATCATATTGGAACGTAACGCTGAACTCTTCAACAGTATCTTGTGTTGCCCAAGACATTGAAATTGGTTCGATATCCGTTGGGAACATACCTTCAAATACATATGTACGAAGGGCTGAACCATCTTTACTAAATTGCGTAATTAACGCGTTAGATTTATAATCTTGCGGTAAAGATCTTGTGTTGGCGTCGTGTGAGTTAATAAAGTTACTCCACGCTTCCATTGCGTTTCTAATAGCAAAATCTTCATCGTTGATTACTGTGACCGTCCAAGGACTAAAAGTTCTGTCACCCGCGTATTTGACCTGGCGGCCAAAGTATGGTAAGACGTACGAACCAAGTTCCGAGCCAGGAAGCTGAGCAGCATTAACCATAAATGGTACTTTGAAGTCAGCTTCCGGAGCAACTGGGTTGGTAATTTGAACTTGGAAGAGCGTAGGACGTGCACCGCCACCAACGAGTTCTGATTTGAACTGATTGATATTAAATGCCATGTTTTATTCTCCTTTTTGAATCTATTTATTACCTAATTGATCCAACAATTTCGTCAAACTCTACGCCAGTTCTTGTAGCCACGAATGTAAGTTCGATAACGTTGATAGAACGTGCAGGCTGGATGTAGATGTTTGCTCTGAATTTGTTTTGATCTACGACCGCAGGAGTATTGACTGTTGAGTCTGAAATAACTCTATAATCAATGATACCACGTCTTCCTTGAATATCTCTCAAGAATGGATCTACAATATTTCTGAATTGCGACTGAGTGAAATCGTCGTTAAGTTCAAATAGGAACCCTTGTGCCGCTGTTGCAATTGCTTTTTCTACCGCAATAAACAATCTACGTACATTCAATCTATTAAATGCACTTTCTACACCGTAACCTGTTTTATCGCCAAACAGGAGAATACCTTGACCTGCTTGAGCCATTACTGGGTTAACGTCTACGCTATAAAGAGCATCTCTGTGAGCTTTACTAGGATTGTATGCTAGCTTAATAACGTTCTTAATTACACCTTTTCTGTATCCAGCTGGAGATTCCCATACTTCAACACGAGATGCAAGACCTGCCATGTCGCCGTTTAATGGAGTCCAACGATATAGATCGTTATATTTGTCGTAACGATACTTATATCCGCTATCGATAAACGAATATGATGAGTTTTGAACGTTATTACGATATGCAATAACATTATCTAGCTGATCGCCAGTAGATGAAACACTTACTGTAGCTTCTTTATGTGGTGAGCAGAATACAACACAATCTTTTCTATATTCACCAATGTTAGAAATTGCATAGTTTGCTGTTTGAGCAAATTCATCTGATTTGCCAGTTAAAACCATGCTAACATCGATTTCATTAGCATTTTTAAATGTGTCATATGCAGGACCGATATTTGCAATAGTTGCATTAGTTTCGGATGTAGCGTCTGCTGAAGGTGTTCCATCAAAATCTTCGTAGCGAGCGCCTTGTGATGCAATAACTGTATTATTTGCCGCAGATTTAACTGAAACCCAGCTTGATTGATTTTCAATAACTGTTTTCCAGTATTTGTCGTCGCCATTTTCCGATCTTGCAGTACTATCTGTAGATACGTTTTCATATAATTCAATAACAGTATCTGCTGCACCTGTGATTTTTCCATCTCTGTCAACGACAGCAATGTGTGCACGATTAGCTTCCGGAGCTGAATTAAAGTATCCGTTATATAACCATTTTTTAGTAATTTTAATTTTACTTGGATTTGATTCTGATAATAGATATTTTCCGCCATCAAATGCTATCGTATAGTCATATCCTACGACATTATTTGCAACAGCTGTAACTGCACCATTTGCGTCGATTGATGACTCTGTAAATGTAGCAACCTTTAAATCTTGGTATCCAACTGTATTGTTACCGATGTTTAAAATATCACCAGTGGTAATCGCACCGTCAGCAAGCTTCTTAGCTGCTGAAACTTGGAACGCAATGGATGCAGAGTTGAATGAAAATGTTTGTGCATCCGCAGAAACTGCTGAGTTTGCATGACCTACATAATAGGTTTCGTTTTGTAGAATATCTCCAACAGCAAATGCTGCGTCAGTATGTCCACCGGTATTAGTATAAGCAACTCTGATTGAATCTCCAAGTGCACCCTGATATTTTGCTTCAAAAATATCTGTTCCGCTGCTAGAGTTCGCTGATGCTTTTGTTGACCCGTCGTCAGCGCGAGCAACATACAACGCATTGGCATATGCTAAGTAATCTGCTGCAGTGAAGAACGTCTCATAGTTGTCAGCATTTGGTTTCCCAAAGCGGCCGACGAGTTCTGTTTCCGAAGTTACAAGAACTGGATCATTTACAGGACCCCAAGTGAAGACACCCGCAATGGCTGCTGGTGGCGTCGAAATGGCAGGTACTGATGCCGATGCGTCCACTTCTCGAACGATAACGGAAGGACTTACGGAAAAAGCCATATTTTTCTCCTTTGTGTATTAGAAACGCGTTTAATTATATTAGTGACTGTTTCTATTTATAAATTATCTGATTTACTGAGACTAGAGTCTAATCCCATCATCGTAAACCTCGTCGTCACCGACATCAATAAATCCAAATGGTAATAATTCTTCCTCAATTTGCTCTTCCGTTTTCTCTCTAAGCTTCATTAACGTATTAATATCCGTCATATCTTTAAAGTAGGATTGGTCTGATAACCATCCAAACAGTACCAAATTCATAACCAAGTCGTCGTGCGATCCGGGTTCTGCCTCATACGAATTTCCTCTTTTGGAAAAACGAGACAATTCTTGTAATGTATTGTAATCTCTCAATTTTAATTGATCTTGCTCAACTAACATTTTTAAAATAGAACACCCAACAGCTTTAACAGTTTTAGTTGTTCTAATACCATTATCTAGTCTTTTACCGCCGAAGCCCGATGAAATTTGTTTACCTCGTGCTCCTTGGTTTGCCGTGTACAGCATATTTTCATAACCATAATCCATTAGCAATGTATCGGATACCTGTTCGCCAATATCGTTGATTTCCACTAGAACTGCAGCCTCATTATACATTGTGCCTAATCTATATATAAAGCTAGCAAAATCAACTGGACCAACATAATTATCTCTGTACACGCATACTTGTTCATAAGGCATTTTAGAAATATCAATAATATTAAAGGTTGAATAGTCTAAGCCTTTGCCGCGGGATACATCAGCAATAAGTACATATTCATGACCTTTAACAGGTTTAATGTATTGAGTAATGCCTTCTTGCTCTGCAATTGGTCTATCGTAAGCTAAAGCCTTTAGTTTAGAACCATCAATAAGAGTACCAGAACTACCTAAAAACTCACAACAATATTCTTGTCTAAATTTTTGTTCATCGTAATCTAGTGCAGCAAGAGTTTCTTGTTTCCATTTTTCATCACGACCAGGAACATCATTCCACATAACTTCAACATATTCATAGCCATTTGTACCTTCCTTTGCACCTTTGCAAGTTTTCCAAAAATGATTTAATCCATTAGGTGTAGAAGTCATGAGTAGTTTGGTTGAGTCACCTGATGAAATTGTTGGATAAACCGATGCGAAGAACTCATCGTATCCTTCAATAAACGCGACCTCGTCGAGATATAGGAATGAAATTGATTTACCACGAATAGCGCTAGAAGATGTAGTACCAGCCAAAACTTGGCACCCGTTTTCTAAAGCAATGTTACCTTTGTTCCATTCTTCAACACCTTGTTGTAACCATTTGGGAAGAGCCTCGTATGCCAATTTAACTCGAGCCAAAACTTCTCGGGCAGCATCACCCTTGTTTGCTAGAACAGCAACAGTTTTAAATTCATTAAATAAAATATAATGAAGAATTACAGCGGTTGCCGTTGTAGTTTTACCGGACTGCCGAGCAGTTAATACAGCAACTCGTCGATTATTACTAATTTTTTCTGTGATTTCTTTTTGGTATTCGTACATGTCAAGAGGAACCAATCCTTTATCAACATCTACAATTTTAATATATTTTGCGGCAAAATAAACTGGATCACCGGCACACTTCATAAACTCCTTTAATAAATCAGGAGTCCATTCTATACCTTGGCCAATACGTTTTAAATTTAAGTTACCGAGATAACCTTTTTCAAGCATCATCATCGCCTTTTAACATTTTTAACAGATCAGCAGTTGATACTATTAAATTGTTATTTGTTACGTTAGTTTCCTGCGGCAATTTATCTTCTTGCGCATATTTCTTTTTTGACGAAATGTCTACAAAATCTTTGTTAGCATCGAGTAATGTTTTCATTAACGTTGATACAACTTCAAAGGCACGGGGTGACTCAGATTGTTTTGCAATTTCAACCATTTCCTTTACAGCATCATCACCCATTTCAATAATGTTTTTAACATTTTGACGAGCTAATTCTAAATCGTTAAGATTTTCCTCGTCTACTGTGACAACTTCACCTTTTTCTATTTGCACAATTTCAGTGTTATCTATTTCGACAACACCTTTAATTTCTTCTTCTTGGTTTTTTATTTCTGACAATGGAGTTAACCCTAATGCTTTAGAAATATCATCTTTACTCATTTTAAAATTCTCACTATTCTATTTCTTCAATTACCTTAATAACTCCCCAGTCATCTGCAAACTCGATATCTGTATATAGAATTGAAGATTTTGGAGGTGCCTCAACTGTAACGGTTGGAACTGATGAATAACCAGAACCGTTATTTGTAATTTGAATTTCCTTTATAGGACCGAGGTCACTCTCAATTGTTGCGGTTGCTGTAGCTGTTACTCCACTGTTTGAAGAAGGCGCGGATATGGTAATTACTGGTGGATTATCTTTACTAAATCCAAGACCACCATCATCTATTGTAATGCTCGTTATAGATGTATTAGATACAACAGCTGTTAATGAAGCATTTGCAGTTTCTAGAGTTACAGGTTCTCCATTAGCCGTCAAACCTGCCTTTATAATCATCTGTTCTTCAAACCCATTAGTTGAGTCTGTTGCATCTAACTTAGAGGCAAAATCAATATCGATAAATTTAATAACTTTCTTTTCTCTTTCAGGACCAAAATACCAACCCTTTAAAGTAAAAGTTAATGTATATAAAACGCTTGAGCGCTCTTCAAATGCGCCTTCATAAATTTCATCTGTTGTTACACTTTGTAATATAACAGGAATGTCAATAGGATCTAAGTCAGGAATAAGCTTAGCTGTGGTTACCCAGTCTGGCTGAAAGAAAGGAATAATTTGCTCTAAAATTTTGGATGCATCGTCCTGGTATTTAGCCATAATATAAAGAGACATATTTAAGTTATATGGAGCAGGCGACCAAACATAGGGGCGTTTGCCATTATCTTCAACTGAAGATTTGAACATTCTTTTTGTTGTGCCGATTTTACGATCAGGGTCGTACTGCATATCATTAATTTCAAAAGAAATCCTAGGCAGATTTAAAGCTGACTTTCTATTTAAACCTGGATCCTGTGTAATTCTTGCTAAAAACTTTTGATATGGCCCATAGGATAACGGCACAATCATACTTTGTACAGCCGTTCCAGCACTATTTGTTCTTTCGATTCTTATTTGATTAAATAGAGTACCAAATAAAGCAACATACTTCCTTGTTGTTTCGTTATAAAAATAATTGACAATAGCCATTAACTATCTCCGATATCTATTGCTTCACTGAATGGATCCATCTCTGAGAAATCGATAATGTCATCAGCCACTGTTTCATATTGCCAGTTTGTAGCACCAGGCGTTGTATTAGCAACACTCTTAAGTGTTGTTGCTTTTGTTGGATCTTCGTCTTCAAACAACGTATCGATATTATCGCGACCTGTTTCAAAACGTTCTCCAGAATACTCAAATAACTCACATTTTAAATCATAAACTTGCAGCGCACCGGTTTGATAGAATACACTTTCATGCTCAACATGAGTAATCTTAAACATTTTTTCATTAAGTGGGAAGTAAATAAGATCGCCTTCGTAAGGTCTGCTTCTGGTTTTAACGTTACGCGTTACAAAACGTTCAAAGGTTCTAAATGCTACGCTTAGAGTCATAGAGTCTCTAATTTCTAATCCAAAGCGACTTAGGAAATCACCTTCTCCTTCAAAGCCGTCAATGTTTTTAACATAAACTTCGAAGTCCCAAGTTTCGTCGAATATAGAGATGTCGTCTTCATTACGTATATAGTCTACGTTTTGTAGAGATCTTGTGATGTAAATAATATCAATACCATAAATTTGAATTGACTCAATAACGAGATCGTCAATTAAATTTTGCTCGTAGATATTATCGTAATTTCTAAAATATAGATTTGTAGCCATATCTTATCCAATAAAGTTATATGTGAGTGGTTGAAGATTACCTACAGCTTCTTCTTCCATTGCTCTTCTTTCTTCCCTGGCTTCCGATAAAATTGTTTCACCATTAAATGATACACCTCCTACAAGTTGCATCCCAGTGAATTTGGTAAGATTTGAACCCCAGTTTTCTTTAACCAATGCTGCAGCGTAATTTTGAAGCCAACGATCACCCCATACGTCAGGATAATCTGATTCGTCAATTACGTCATATGCTTCAATGATTATATAATTTCCTTCTTTCAATACATCTTGGTCAACATCAAGATATAGCTTATTAACATGCTTATTATATCTGATCATTGGCTTACCAACCAAGATCTCTTGCATAAATTGAATATGCTGCATTGTCATATAATAATTTTGTACACTATAACTTGTGAGATCTGTAAGGTTGTTTAATACAAACTGATAGGTTACATTAAACATTCCAGATCCAGTTGAAAAAGATGTATTAAGTGGGAAAATTCCTTGAATACCTAAAAGACCGGTTGGAAGCGTTATGTAACCGTTAGTTACATCATCTGCTGTTAACTCATGTTTTAGATAAACCAATTGACTACCGTTGTAATGGTAGTCGCGCCAAAAAGATATTGCCTCATCTACGCGGTCATCTACTTGCTCATCAGATACGTTAATCTGAATTACCGGATCACCTAATTTTCTGAGAATATATTTTTTAAATTCGGTTCTTGATGTAGGCTGTGCCATATGTTTATCCCTAAGGTTTATGCTTTCCTATTATTTATAATTTTACTTAGGGAGGTAAAATCAGTCTCGTCTTTCTATGTCTTCTTCTGACAAAACACTGCCCATCCACACTTCAATTATTTTGCATGGATAAAAACCGACATTTGTTGCTTGGTGCCAAGCCTTTTTAGGAATATCAATGCTTTCACCTGATTTATAAACTTTTGATGTTTTATAGCCATTTAAAAATTCCAAATTCATTTCAAGATCACCGTCTACAATATGCCAATGCTCTGATCGGTGGAAATGTCGTTGGTCGCTTAAAGATCTTCCTGGCTCAATAGTTAATTCTTTAACTTTCCAATGACCGTTTTGATCTAAGTCTCGATATTTACCCCACAGCCTTTCAGTTTCAGGTTTATCCCAATTTGAAAGGATCCACGAGGAACTATTCTTTTTATCTTCACCGCCAACGCCAAAAACAAATTCAACATCTTGATACATCATTTCTGGAATATTATCTTTAGTTCTGTCTCCACCGTTAGCAAAAATGACTTTTGTTTGAGAGCCTTTTGTAGATAATACTTGAAAAATAGCACCACAAGCGGTATCATCATCGTCTTTAAAACCTATTACTTCATCAACACATTCTAATTCTTTGATAATCGCGGTACGTTCTTCAAACGGCATGAATGGTCTACCCTTTTTACGTGTTAGCCACTCGTCAGAGTTTACGCCAACAACTAAATGATCTCCTAACTCTTTTGCCGCTTTAAAATATGCAATATGGCCTGAATGAAGTGGGTCAAATCCACCAGTAACTATAACAACCGTACTCATTCTCTGTGCTCCTTCATCATATATTCCCAAGCAAAGTTAATATCTTTCTTTGTCTTCATTCTTTTATTAGCTGCTGCAAGCGTTGGATGTAACCACCAATCTTCATAGTTTTCTGTTTCACTAACTGCAACATCGTTAGCAAAAAGAACGTAACCCATACTTTTGAGAATTTCTCTAGATTTATCTCTAAAATCATTTTTCCACCAGCAGAAATTGTGTTGGAATTGAATTACACCAAACTCATGCTTGTTCCAAGGAATATTTTTTAAAACTTCTAATGATGTTGCTTCAGAATTAATACGTAAAAAATCTACGTAATTATCAAAGCAATGCATTTTAAATAAATCTTGGTAATTGACATTTAACGCGTCTGATAATATAATGGTCGATTTTCTTTTTCTTGAAAAAAGAGAACAGGCTTCCTCACTATTATCAAGTGATAGCCCAGTCCAGCCAAAAGAGTCTTCTAGTAAAGCAGTATTGTTAAACTTATATGGATCGCCAGATCCTATTTCTATAAAGGTACCATTTCTTTTGCCATTATTGACAGATAACACAAACATGTCCTGAAAATGTCTAGAATAGTTGGTATCTATATCTTCAATTCCTTCAAACGGCCATTTATATAGATTTGCTTCTTCTCTTGTATAAGCAAGTGTACTAGGATAGCCTGCTTGAGAAATCCAACGATTAATTAATTCCTCGTGGTAATCATTGTGTTTTGTTTTATATTTGAAATTAAACAAAAGATTTTTAGATCTGTCTGAACCTTCAGTTTTCCATTTACTAATTGCGTGAACAAATTGAAGATTATATTTACCAACATATGTTAAATCGTTATCAATAGGGATGAAATCTTGAACTACATTTAATCCAATACTTGAGAATGTTAAAGCTTCTCTCCATTCGTGACGATCTGCTAGCCATTCTGAAAATATATAATAAGCTTCAGGTCTTTCTGGCATTACAGAAATTGCATGCATAAACAAACCCCTTGCGGTTACATCTCTGTTTTGCTCCCTATGGTGGATAAGTGCCATAAAGATTAAAGATTTATACTGGATCCATTTTTCTTCAAATGTACTTTCATTATTATATTCAGCAGCGCGCATATAAAACGTAAATGCTGCAGCCGCTTGCTGAAGCCGATCGTATTCACGAGCTACTTTGTATATTTTAAATGGATTTTTATTGTCTAAAACATAATCGTTTAAAAGATCTCTAATCATATTATACCTTCAAAAACTCAAGAAATACCTTCACTGGCATTCTTAGAATATAACAAGCATTATCACTTAAGCCAAAAGAAATAAGAATATCGTCACCCAAAACTTGTGTACCAGTAACAAATTCTATGGTATATTTATTGCTGGAGGCATGGTCATGATGAGAACCAAAGAAATAGAATTGTTTTGAAGCATGAATAATATTCCATTCATTATCCCAAATAACAACCCTGTGTGAGTAATCTCCATCTTTTCTCAAAAATGGATCTTTTAGTAGATTTGTTTGGTGGCAGAATGTCATCCTTTGATCTGGGTTCATTCTAATAACTTGTGAACCACCTCTTAAATCGTTATTAAATTGGATAAACTTGCTTTCATCTAAAACAACTTCAGTTGTGGTTTTTTCTTCAATATCATATTTAACAACTTGCGTTGGATTTGTCCATTTGACAAAATGATATGGCATATCCATAACGGGCATCCAATTCTTTTCACAATAACTTAAATCATCGCCAGGAGCTGGAATTGGGTTCCTAGATACTTCTTTCCATTCATTGTCTATAAATTCAACTTCGGCCATTTCCATGCGGCCTTTGCCTTTATTATCGTAACAATCACGGCGCACACCACATAGGAATAAACGATCATCCCATGCAAATAATCTAGCATCTTCAAGCCCAATAAAATTCCATGTAGGCTTTGTATCAAAATCTTTTGTGTTAACTCTACCAGCTGAAATAAAATTCATATCTTGGTCATATTCGCATATAACGTTGTATGTGGTAAGAGTTACATCATTTTGCGGATGAACATAAACCAACGGTCCCCACTGATGTGGAAACTTTTTGGCTTCGCTGTGATAAAGGATATAATTAACGTGCCGTACGTTTACTAAAATTCTGCCATTGTGAACAAAAACAGAGGGGTTCATTAATCCTGTTTCATTTCCCAACGCTTCTTTTGGGACGATTATCGGATATAATGAACCTCCTCGTTTGATGGCATAAGCGGCCAATCCGCCGATATGCAAATCGTGCATATTACCTCCATATTATAAATTGCTAAAAATTAGCCGTCAAAGGTAGAAGTAGTAGTTCTTTTTGCGTCTAGTTTTTTATTTAATGTCTTATTAATCGCTTGGGTTTGACCGCCTAAAGCAGCTTCAACCCAAGTAATTAAATTATCCTTTGTTACAGATTCAAAAGCAACAAAATCACCAACTCCTGTATTAGATAAATCTAAATCAGTTTTACCGGTGCAATGAGCTATAGTACCATCAGTATCTGTAGCTGTTTTTTGCCATTCCACATAAACTACAGCGTCCGTTAAAACATCACCATTTATGTTAGTGACATCTCTTTTTCCAATTTGTATAACATTCCATGTGTAGTTCATTTATTTTTCCTTTATTAAGGTGTTGCTGAAACTGCTGTATTGGCGCCTTCTGGAGCAACATCATCTTCCTCCCAAGGTAAAGAACTACCAGTAACTTCTGCTACTGCTGTGTCTTCAATCAGTCTTCTAAGTTGAGACTCAATGTGTGCTTTATAAGTTGGGTCGTTTTCGACAACATTTGTGATCCAACCAAGAACATCAGACTCTTGCAAATCTTCAAATGCTACAAATGATGCTGCTGGGACATTAGCAGCGGTGAATGGTGTTGCACCAGACCACATAGCAGTACGTCCTTGCTCATCTGTTCCTGTTACTTCCCAGTATGTATTGCACACTGCGTTTTCTAAAAGTACGCCATCAGAATTAGTCTCGTCTTTGATTTTAATTCTTTTAACGGCATATGATAAAGTTAAAGCCATTTTTATTTCTCCTGTGTTTTAATAGAATTATTTATCTAATTTCTCAAGTAGATTATATACCATTTCCTTTAAGCTGTCAATCTCTTCTTGCTGTTTTTCAATAGTTTCTTGCTGTTCTTTAGTTGACTGAATAAGCAGACCAACAATATTGCCATAATTAACAGCCTTTTTCTTTTTATCCGTGCCTGGAATATCGACTTCGTAAACAACACCTGGAAGAACTTTTTCAACTTGTTGTGCAATGACACCTGTATATGTCTTTTCGTCGCCAATGTATTTATAAGTGATACCATCAAGTGATTTAACTTTTTCGATTGCATCTTCAATAATTTCTACATCTTCTTTATAACGAATATCTGAATAACTTACATACGCAGTAATATTACCAGACGCTTGCAATTCAGTAGCTTGAATTAAATTAACACGAGATGTAGCATCCAAATCTAAATAGTAGGATGTATCACTAATGTCACTAAAAGTAGCCGCGGAGGCATCGCCAAGAATATCAATATTTCGCTGCACTTGCCAATCGCCATTACTGTCAGTCCAGTTGTCATCTGTAACAAATCTCAATCTGTCAGGATTAGTACCTTCATCCATTCTAAGCATCTGACGACCACCTGCAACAAGCTGCATGTCATCGCCACCTACGAAACGAATGTAAGTGTTGGTGTCACCTGCGTGGTAAATATATTCATTTACACGGAGTTGATCAGCATCCAAACGATTAACGAGTGATGTTGACGAAGGATCTACATAGTAACCAGTGTTGTTGTTATCATAGTAGAGAGTAGCGCGAAGATCGTAAGACCAATTGTCTCTATTGTTTAGAGTATAAACTAAAGATGCTGTTCTGGTTACCGAAATGGTATCAAAGCTTGTAACTACATCAATTATCCAGTCTTGACCCCAGTTAGTTGAGTAACCGGAATATCCGACATCAACCCACTGAACGTGAACCTGAGGATAACTCCAAGACGTACCTGTATCTCCGATCCAAACTATTTGATCGGTTCCATTGTGGCCCCAACGAATATTAAAGGGACCTCTGTTATCGTCAGTAAGCTGGGTTGCAGAAACGTTATACCAAGTTGCAGCCGAATCACTGTAGTTATACCCTGAAATTAAGAATTCATGAGTACGACCTGTACTATACTCATAGATCGAAACTTTAAATTTAAGCATAGTATTAGATTTATATCTGTTGGTCGGTAATCTAATACGGAAGGCACCGGTTACTGTGCTGGTTGATGTAGTATATGTACCACCGTTAGGGGAAGTATATCTGCGTTCTTGCGCGTCAAAAAGGTTGTTAATTCTGTGATAATTAGAGCGCGAAGTGCTAGCACCATCCCAATAATAGTTCGTATCGTTTTGGTCATAGAAAATAGGAGCACGGAAAGAGCCACGGGCTTCAAAGTAACCAGATCTTGTACGACCTTCCCAAGTACCATTATAATACAAGTAAGTAATATAGTCTTGGTCAGAATAAAGAATTGCTTCGCCATTATCGTGGTACATAGCAAAAATAGAACCATCATCGTCAAAATATAGATATCCGCCGTTATCCGAGTTACCTTCTTTAAAGTGGAAAGCACCATTATCATTATCGTTTGATTGAACCCAGAAATCATTACTGTCTGCATCGTAAATATCCCATCCAGAATTAAATGCGATATTATTAATACCAGAAAGGTTATACATGTTTGATGTACTTGCTGGATCTACATAATAGTTGGTGTCATTAGAATCATAGAATGCGCCAGCATATAATGCGCCGCCTGAGTCACTGTTAACACCGTTCATTGTAACAGTACGCCAAGAGCCAAAGGAATTGCCCCAAGCCTGACGGAATCTTAAGTTACCAATTGGACCACCGACCATCTGCCAACCATAGCGGTAATCGTCCGTTGCATAGTGCCAAGCCTGAGTACCAACCCAGTGTGATGTACCTGAAGGCTGGTTGCCTGGGTTTGACCAAGAATCAATAAATCCTGAACCCCATGTTGCCACAGTGTTCATATCGATTGTACCCCAGCCCATTGAACCAGTCCAATAGTTGGTGTCAGTTGTTATACGCGGGCGAGCTCTATAGTATTCACCAGAGTTTCTTGTGTGACCAGGCAATGACATATATGCCATTGTTTCATAGTGGACGCCTCGAAACCTTGTATCGTGTTCAGATGCACCGTTAAAACGGAACGCACTATCATTTGAATCATAGAATACAGGCGAAATCATATATGATGATGCATATGCTGTGCCACTTACTTGTAAGGTGTAAGACGTACCAAAGCTTGTATTATCTTCACCATAACCGATATTCATGGCGCGAGAAACCGACATGTTACCGTTAGTAGTTAATGACATCGCCGCACCAGATACTGAGTGGCTAGTGTCACGGAATACCCAACCACGATCAGAATCGTCATTAAATGAGAACGTCATAGCCCAGTCGTTTAGAGCCCCGTGAGTAATACCAGAAACCATGCCTATGGCATAGGATGAGCTATCATAAAGACGAATCTTATCATATGAACTGTTTGACGGACCATCAAGTCTATCAAAATCCATTGTGGAAATATTAGAATTACCGGCTGGATTCATGTAATAACCAGTGTTATTATAATCGTAGAAAATAGGTGCTCGCATAGAGGTGTAGAAAATCAAGTTACCTGAGTTGTCAACAACACCACGATTATATCTGAAATCTTCATCGTACCATATGAATAGGTTTTCATCACCGGCACCACCGATCATTACACCGTCGTCAGTAATTTTAATAAATCCAGTATCACCGCCATATCCGGCTTCCAATATTAAGCCATACGCGTTTTGACCGGAGTTTTGACGACCGTAGTTATAAACATCTGAGTCACCATTACCGCCACCGGCCGTTGTATCATCACCGTAAAAAATTCTAGCGTTGTTATTTACTTGATAAGCTTCAAATGCTAATCCGCCTCTGAAATAAGCTGATATACCACCATCTCTACCATACGAACCACTAGCATCTGGATTTACATAGAACGATGTGTTATTTGAATCGTAGAAAATAGGAGCACGGTAAGAACCGCGGGCTTCCATATAACCATTATTTGTTCTTTCCTCCCAAGTGCCATTATAGTAAGTATAAACTCGAGCATCACGCTCAATATATACTGCCCATTCGTCGCTTGGTGTTTTGAGGCCCCAGTGATTATCATCATCAAAGTAAATCTCACCACAAACCGTAGAGTCAGAATCACGGAATAGAATTTCACCGTGATCGTTGTTGTTTGAACGAATTGTTAATGAATCAGAATCATCATCGTAGATATCCCATCCATCGTCAAACTCTAAGAAGTTCATTGTTATGTTTGCAAGACGAGACGTACCCGCTGGATCTATATAATAGGCAGTATCATTGCGATCATACATAATGTTAGCATACAAGTCGCCATAAACTTCCGTAGTAGAGTTATTAGTGCGTAGAGCCCAACCACCACCGTTATTTAAGAAACCAATGTTGTTATTATTTTCCGCATAAACATATCCACGAATTGTTCCAGCGTATTCATCACGGAAACGAATCCAGTTTGCGGCCGTGCCCCCTGCTACGTTCCAACCATCATCACCGTCTGAATAGAAATGTTGAGTGGTTGCTTCGTTATATAGACCTTCGCCCGATTCTCTATTTCTCCACCAGCCGTAGTTATAACCTTCGTTAATATCGATGGTGTTTAAACGAGATGTACTTGCTGGATCTGAATAGAAGTTTGTATCGTCTCTATCATACATAATGTTAGAATAAAAACTACCAGACTCAACTCTTGTATTTGTATCACCTCTACCAACCGAGAATAATAGAGTAGTTAAATCTTCGTTGTTAAAGATGCGCGTACCGCCATAAACTGCTTGGGCACCCATGCGAATACCAGTATGCCAACGAAGATCTAGTTTAGTGTAGTTCCCACCGTAGTTCTCCATGTTGGTACCAATAAAGTAGTTACCAACAGCATTTGAGTCGCGAGAGCCAAATAGTAACCTTGTTGACGATACAGTATTGTATGGGTTATTTGAGTCTTGTGTTGTACCGCCGCCAACGGTTACATAATTTGCTGTGTCTAAATAATTTAACTTAGAAGTAGATGCAAAATCGCCATAGTAAGCAGTGTTATTTTGGTCGTAGAAACGTGGAGCATATGCATCACCAGGCATCCATACATTCATTGTACCCCAGCCAATATCACGGCCGATATATAGATCGTTTGTTCCGTCATAATACAAGAATGAGTTAACTTCATCACCAGAGTCGTGAATCGCAAATTCCCAATATTCACTGGCATTAGCAAGAAGACCGACACGGACATCAGAAGACCATGTTGTTCCATCCCAACGATAATCTGTATCAGTACGCCCAATGTTTAAAGCGCCGGGCTGTAAATTGCCATTTGCGTAGTTGGAGTTTGAGATTTCACCGTATACTCGCATTGAGTGATCAGCGTTACCGTTCCAGAAATATGTAGTATCTCCGCGATCGTAAATAACATTTGTTCTAATATCATTAATATGAGATGTTGATCCAAAGTCACCATAATATGCAGTATTATTACTATCATAATAACGTTGTGCATACATATTAGATCCAGCTGTAACATTGCCCGCTGCGATAAGTTCTGGTGTTCTTATTTTAGTTTGAGAGTTTGCTCTTTTAAGAATTGGTGGGCCAAACTCACGTACTGCCCCGCCTGCGCTGTAGTTCATAAGAACAATTACACGAACGTATTTACATCCGCCACCATCTGATCCATTATAAGCTGTGTGGCTTGTTGGAATTGTTGTGTATCCAGAATAAGTATTCCAACTTGTGCTTGTATAATTAGCGCCACTAACAACAAAGTATGTAATACCGTCGTTACTAGCAATTGGATTCTTATCTTTATCATAACGGCGAATACCCATATAGAAATTACCGCCAGAGCCAGAAATATATCTAACAGCAATTTCACCATATAATTCTTCACCAGGTTCAACTTCAATGTAGTCAGAATCAAAGGTTCTATAACCAGAAGTTCTTAACGCATATGTTGAAGAAAACGGACCATTGTTATTTTTAACGTATTCAGAAGTTGTTCCTGTTGCATTATTTTCAACGCCCTGTAACGACTGGATAACTCTTGCTTCCCAGTATTTTGTGCCATCAAACAATACATCATCCGCAAGACCGGAACCATATGCAGGGTTCATAGAAATGTTTTCATTACCACCATTTAGGTTATAGTTAGATGCTGACATTTCGCCAGTAACAAGCATATTACCATCTTCGGTAAGGAATAATCTATCTCCTAGGCCATTAAAATGAACTATAAATGCATCTCTACTTCCAATGCCACTGTAGTTATAATTGTCATGAACAAGCCAAGGATAGTTTGAACCGGAACCGCTATAACGCATAGCAAACATATATCTGCTATTATGATAAGCTGATAAGGCATACGTATTATTTGCTATAGCACCTTGGTTACCAACAGAAATACTGTTCATACGCGAATGGCTGTTAGGATCGGCGTAGAAAGCTGTATTGTTTGAGTCGTAATAGATTGGAGAACGCATTTGGTTGGGTGCATAACCGTAGCCGTTTTCAGCAGAAATTTGGTGCGTACCATTTGCATACAATCTTGTAAAGCTGTTATCTTCTGCGTATAATGACCATTCATTACGAGTGTCGTTATATAGACCCATTGCACCTGAGCCGCTAGACATGAATACCCAGTCGTCATTAATAGCGTAGCCAGCCCAGCCATTTTTATTACCTTCAACTCGGATTGAGCCATAGTCACCAGCTGCAGTATCAATAAAGTATGTTGATCCATCAACTTGATAGCGATTAGCTCTTTGTACGTTGTGAATAGATGTACCAGCTTGGTCTGTGTAATAAGAGGTATCATTTGAATCATAGAAGATTGGAGCACGGAACGATACCCGAGCTTGCACATAAGAAGCATCACGTGGGCCTTTCATTGCCCAGTTACCAGTAGCGCTACTGTTGTGTCCCCACAAAGCCCACTCGCCGTTATTAATTTGGCTCAAACCTGTCCAAGAATTTCCGTCACCGCCTGCGATAGAAGTAGCACCGCCTCTATAACCAAGAGACATACCATAATTTGACATTGATGCTGTTGTACTATTATGTTCTGCAAAGAAGATACGAGATGAACCTTCGCCAGATGTGTCTGTGTTACCTTCAATAGACATCCAACGACCACTAGTATTAGTACCATTGCCAGGTACACCAAAATTAATACCGTTCATTCTTGAGAATGATGCAAAGTTACCAAAGTAAGTTGTATTGTCAGCATCATAATAAATTGGTGCGACAACAGTAGTTTGGAATGTTGATGTAGTATTGTTAATTTGTAATCTTACAGTTCCACCCGTTGCTACTCTCCACTGGTCAGAAGTATTAAAGCCCATATAGGTATTTGTATCACCACGATGACGTACATAATCGTTAAGATCAATACGGTTCATCTGAGATGTGCCATTTGGATTAATATAATAGAGTGTATCGTCAGAATCATAGAATATCGGAGCACGCGATGAGCCTGGCGATAACGTATATGTGGTATAAATTCTAAACTCGTCGTTACCGCCCGCTGAGAAGCCAATCGTATCGGCAGCATAACGATACATGCCGGTATCAGTATCAGATACAAATGAGTAAGTTGGCGTTGCTAACGCACCGTTTCCAGAAAGAGCTTCGCCAGCAATTTTAAGAGCAACATCTGTATTGGCAGGATCTAAATAATATGTGTTATCGTTTGCATCTATAAATTGAGCAAAGTATGCATTGCCGGTTGAAGAAACGTGTTTATTATTACGAACTTTAACTGTGGTAGCTTCTGTCATATAGAAGCCGCCGCCCCAGCCAAATCCTAATTCTTCATCTCTTAGGAATGATGCAGTACCACGGCCAAATATAATACCATCATTTGCACCATTAAGATAGATAGATCCATTAACATGGAGTTTAGCAGCATTCATTGCTGCTACTAATGGAGTGTTATCACCGCCGTCTGTATATAATGGAGATTGGTCACCAATAATTACATTACCTGTGCCTGTATCAACTGTTGCTGCGATAGTTGCGCCAGAATCTGAAAATACAAACTGTGAATCTGACTCACTAATTAACCAGTTGTTTCCTGAAGAATCTAAAGACCATGTTGTTTTTGCTGTTTCATTATCTTGTATTGACAAGATTTTATTGCCAGCCGTAAATGGGTTGCCTCCAACGGCCGCAGAAGAGCTTACAACCAATTTGGCTTGCGTGCCAGGCGCATCAGTACCAATTCCTACATTACCTGATGAATTAATATTCAAGTTATTTTCAGAAATACTTGAGGTTAGGCCCAGAGACAAATGACTATTTTGTGAAATAACGTATGATGTTGTATCGTTATCAGAAAGAATAATACCAGCCTTATCGTCTGTAGATACAACTCTTATCCAGTCAGTAGTCCCAATAGCCATATCTAATCGATAATTAGGGTTTAAAGTTCCAATACCAACATTACCGCCGTTCGGTTGTAATGCCATAACGAAACTTGCATCATCGGATTCTCTACCAGCTTGTAGAGCAACTGCATAGTTTCCAACACTGCTTAGAGAAGCAATATGCAAGTGAACATCAGATCCACCAATACGAGCAGCTGAATTACTTAGGTCAGCTAAACTATCAGGCCTTGTTAAACTATTACCAATGGTTCCTCTATAATAAATGTCTGTTTGCCCATCAACAACCTGAACCCTTTTTGTTCCACCCGTCCATACGCCAAAATTGTCATTGGAAGCAAATCCGATATAAGTGTTCGTGTCGCCATTATGAACTAAATAATCGTTAGTATAATAACGAGGTGCATATACATTCTGGGCAAAATCCGCAGAATCATTATCAATATTTACTCGTTGTGTACCACCTGTAAATATTTTAAATGTATCAGCCGCGGAGAAACCGAAATATGTATCGGTATCACCATAATGAAGAATATAATCAGCAATACTAAGACTATTTGCAGCAGTGATATTTACTGGTACACTAAACGTTGCTTGAGTATCCTCGATTGACAATCTATTAGTGCCACCAGTCCACACGCCCCAGTTATCGTTAGCTGCAAATCCCATATAAGTATTTGTGTCGCCGCGGTGCGTAATATAATCATCAATGGAAATACGCGACATTTGAGATATGCCTTCGAATTCTCCATAATAAGCAGTGTTATTAGAATCATAATAACGAGGTGCATACACATACTGTGTGAAGTCAGCAGAGTTGCTATCAAGATTGAATACTTGGGATCCACTTATAAAAACTCTAAATATGTCTGCTCCTGGGAAACCAAAATACGTCGTTGT